TAAAATATGATGATTTAGTAAATCAACCAGAAATTGAGATAAACAAAATATATGACTTTTTAAAAATACCTAGATTTAATCATAACTATAAATCCTTGAATCAATTTAAAATAAATGGTATAGGTTACGACGATACAGTGGTTGGAAATAGAATGCATACTATTAGAGAAGATATAAGAAAGGAAGACAATCCTTATAGATCACAATTGCCTAAAGGCATTGTTGATGCATATGGACATATAAAATTTTAATGAAGATATTAATATTTGGATTACCTGGATCTGGCAAAACTACATTTGCTAAAAAATTAGTGAGAGACAAAAAAATACCACACTTCAATGCTGATGAGATTAGAAAGTTATTTGAAGATTGGGATTTTACAGAGAATGGTAGAAAACGTCAGGCAAACAGAATGATGACTATGTGTGATCTTGCAGTTAATCATGTAGTTATAGACTTTGTTTGTCCATTTGAATCTTATAGATCTTTCTATAATTTAAAAATTTGGATGAATACAATTGATAAAGGAAGATTTGAAGATACGAATAAAGTATTTGAGAAACCTAAAAAAGTAGACTTTGAAATAAAAGATTTTAATTACGATAACATTATAAAGGAGATACATGGACTACTCTAAACCAACAGCACAGATGCTTGGACGATGGCAGCCGTTTCACGATGGTCATTTAGAATTATTTAAAAAGATATTAGAAAAAACCGGACAAGTTTGTATTATGGTTAGATCTATGCCAAAATCAGACTCTAACCCATATGAGTTTCCAGAGATTAAAAGAAGAATTGAAGAAGGATTAAAAGATTATGTTGGTAAGTTTGATGTAATAAGTGTTCCAAATATTACTAATATATGCTATGGTAGAGACGTAGGATATAAGATTGAAGAAATCGTTCTACCCAAACAGATACAAGAAATATCTGCAACCAAAATAAGAGAGAAGGAGCGAAATGAAAAAAGAAGTTAAAGATTTAACAATTGTTGGAATATCACAATTACCAAGTCTAAATAAAAAATACAAAGGAATGTTAAAGCACATTGTAGATGCAATGCCTGCTATTAAAACATCATCTGCAAATTTTTATAAATCACATTCACAGTTTATGGGTGTTATGTTGGATGTTACAGCAATTACACCAGTAAGATCTGTAAAACATACATTAGCCGAAATAGATAGAACTAGAATGGCTTTAGAAGAAGCACATTTAAAAATGGCTGAAAACGATATTATGATTAAGAAAAGAGAAAAACAATTAGAAGATCATAATTTAGATCCTCTTGAAAGAGAACATATAGAATTAAAACTTCTTAAACTTAAAGTTCAAGGAGCAAATATTTTAAATTCTATTCAAGGTGCTATTCGTAAAATGTCATTCTTTACAACTCAATACAAATCTATTTTAAAGAAATTAGGTAAAGAACAAATTAGCGAAGAAGAATATGAAATAGAAGAAGTTAAATATCATATTATGACTTGTATGAAACAAGCTTTGAATGCCGCACGCGCGCGCGGGGGGCAAATAGATGAAGGTAATTTAATCTATTTATTTGATATGGGTATTAACTCTGCAGTTGCTCAAAGAGAAATATTCAGTTATTTAAAATTTGAAAATGACATGATTGCAAGAGGAGAAACTCCAACACATGAAATGACTATGCAATGGTTAGAAAATTGTGCGGAATTATTTAAAAAAGATTCTGTTAAGTTTGCTGATCGTAGAGGATTTCAGCTTCTTGATAAAAAATCATTATCTACATTAAACGAAGATTTAGAAAAACAACAAGAAGAATAATGCATTTAGTTATTGGCACACCCATGTTTGGTGGTATGTGTTGCAGCCAATACGTATCATCGTTGTTAGGTTTAAAAGAAGCGATGATGCAGCATGGTCATCAGATGACTCCAATCTTTGTTGGCAATGAATCTTTAATACCAAGAGCTAGAAATTTACTTGCACATCTATTCTTAAAGACTGATGCATCTCATTTATTGTTTATGGATGCCGATCAAGAATTCAGACCTAATGATGTAGCTTTAATGTTAAAAGCAGATAAAGATATTATTACCGGAATTGTTCCTATGAAAGGAATCAATTGGGATGGTGTTGAAAAAGGAATTAAAGCAAAGAAGAAACCTTACGAACCATTTACTGGAATCTTTAACTTTCAACCATTAGATAAACATAAGATGAAAGATGTAAATACACCATTTGAAATTAAATATGGTGGATCTGGATTCATGCTTATTAAAAGACAGGTATTTGAACAAATGATCCCTACAACTGATTTTTATACCAATGGAGGAGCTTCTATTGGAAAAGCCAAGGTTTATAACTTCTTTAAGGTTGAAAATATAGGTGAAGAATTATTATCAGAAGACTATTCTTTTTGTGAAAAGTATCGTACAATGGGAGGTAAGATTTGGGCTGCACCTTGGTGCGAAGTCGGTCATTTTGGCTCCTATTGTTTTAGAGGCAGATATGTTAACGATTTGACAAAGCTCAAATAGTAATATAACCATTCCAAAGGAGATATAATATGGCAAAACAGATGATGAAGTACAAACTTAATTCAAATGGAACTATCCCTAGTTTTTTGTATTTAGGTAATGACGGTGTAGGTGGTCAATGGCCAAACACTGCAAACGCAGGAGCTTCTCCACAAGATATGTGGTTAGTTGGTATTAGTGATGGTTCAACTTTACCAGCAGATCAAGCAGAAGTAATTAATTCAAAAGCAGATTTAGTAACTTACCTAAACAGCTACACTTCAACTTGGAAGCAACCTGATCCTTCACAACCAGGAAATTTAGATGCTCAAATTCCTTTTGATCAACAAGCATCAGCTGATTGGGCTTGGGCAAGACTAGACGCTTTAAACAGCTAGGAGTTTTAAATGGCTCAATTTCCAACATTTGGAAACGCAACAGGCGTATGGAACATCAATGACGTTTACAATAACGTTAGTGGTGGAACGTGGCCTAATTTTGGAGCATTGGGTTTATTTGCAGGTGGATCATCAGGAGGCGCAAATATAATTGATTTTATTAATATATCAACGCAAGGAAATAGTTCTGTTTTTGGAAATCTTTCAGTAAGCAGAGGATATTCTGCTGGATTAAGTAGTCTAGTTAGAGGTCTAGTGGCAGGAGGATATTCATCACCAGCTAGATTGAATGTAATAGATTATGTAACTTTTAACACAACGGGTAATGCTTCTGATTTTGGTGATTTAACTATCACTCAATTTTCTCCCACTTCGGCAGGTAATTCTACAAGAGGTTTAATAGCAGGAGGATATGGTACTTCTCCTTCTGGAACTGTTAATGTAATTAATTTTATTACAATGGCAAGTTTTGGTAATTCTACTGATTTTGGAGATTTAACAAATACCATTAGAAATAGTGCTGGAGCTTCTTCTTCAACAAGAGGTATATTTGCAGGTGGAACTACAGGTCCTACAGATCAAAATGTTATTCAATTTGTAACCATAGCTTCAACAGGTGATGCGACAGACTTTGGTGATTTAACTGTTGCTAGAAAATATTTATCTGGATTATCTTCTTCTACAAGAGCTCTATTTGGAAGTGGTTCAACTCCTTCAGCTTCAAACGTAATTGATTTTGTAAATATTGCTTCAGCAGGTAATGCTACAGATTTTGGAGATTCTTCTCTTCCAGGTTCAAGTATAGCTGGATCAGCATCAAATTCAACAAGAGGTATATTTGCTGGTGGTGGAAAAATGTCAAGTGTTACAATTGCTTCAACGGGTAATGGCACTGATTTTGGTAATTTAACTAATACACACAATTTTGGAGCAGCAAGTAGTCCAATGTCAAACTCCCACGGCGGTTTAAGCGACGGGTATCAAGGAACGAGGCCGGCTGTATTTTTTGGACAAGGAAATTTAGGTGTATTCGGAGGATCTGGAACACCAGGAAGCACTGTTATAGATAAAATAAATATATCTAATACAGGAAATGCTACAAATTTTGGAAATTTAACTAATGTAGGAAGTTATAGCGCAGCAAATGCATCAAACGAAACTAGAGGATTAGTGGGTGGTGCATATGGACCAGCTAAAACAAATGTATTACAATACATAACATTTACTACTGATGGTAATGCAGCAGATTTTGGAGATTTAACTGTTGCTAGAGGTGAAAGTCACGGTGTTTCAAATAGCACTAGAGGAGTTTTTGGTGGTGGATCAACTTTTCCTTCTACACCTCAAGCAGTAAATATAATAGACTATGTAGAAATTTCTTCTTTAGGTAATGCTGCTGACTTTGGAGATTTAACTACAGCAAGATATCAATTAGCTGGTGGAATTAATTCTTCAACAAGAGGAATTTTTTCAGGTGGTTTTTTAAATCCAGCAACAGTTTATAATATAATAGAATTTATAACATTTGCAACTACAGGTAATGCTACCGATTTTGGAGATCTTACATCAATTAAAAGAGCTTTTGATGGAACTAGTTCGGACACTAGAGGAGTTACAGCTGGAGGAACTACTCCAAGTCTTTCTAATATAATGGATTTTGTAACTATTGCTTCAGCTGGAAATGCTACAGACTTTGGAGATTTATTGTCTGCAACTTTTCTTGTTGCTGGAGCATCTAATTCAACTAGAGGTATATTTGCAGGTGGAGGAACTCCTGGTGTAACTAATGTTATTCAATTTATAACAATAGCTTCCACTGGTGATGCTTCTGATTTTGGTGATTTAACTGTTGCAAGAGAGATGCCAATGGGTATGTCCAACGGTCACGGCGGCTTGAATGGGGCTACGACACCTGCGACTCCTGATAGAGGATTATTTAAAACAGGACCACAATCAGCTCCTACTTATTCCAGTGATAACGTAATAGAATTTATTAATATAGCTTCATCAGGCAATGCTTCTGATTTTGGAGATTTAACTGCTGCTGGATATATACTTGGTACTGGTATAGCTTCTAGTAATACACAAGGAATATTTTTCGGAACTGGAACTGGTCCTTTTACAAATGCTACTAATGTAATTAATATAATAAGTATTTCTACACTTGGAAACGCTTCAGACTTTGGAGATTTAACGGATAAAAATCTAGGTGGAGGTGGTTTATCTAATCAAGTAAGAGGAATTTACGGTGGAGGTTTTCCTTCACCTGGAGGTTTTCCTAACACTAACACAATTCAATTTATTACTATTCAATCATTAGGTAATACTATTGATTTTGGTGATTTAACACAGGTAGTAAACGAAGTAGCTAGTACAGCTAGCCCAACAAGAGGTGTTTGGGCAGGAGGTAATAGTTCTCCAACTGCACCTGCAAACACTAGTAATGTAATTGGATATGTAACTATTGCAACCACAGGTAATGCTTTAGACTTTGGAGATTTAACTCAAACTATGAGAGGAGTTCAAGGATTAAGCTCTAATACACGAGGTATTTTTGCTGGATCCGGTGTACCTGTTGCAAATGTTATTAATTTTATAACTATTGCTTCAACAGGAGATGCTACAGACTTTGGTGATTTATTATCCTCTGTAAATCAAACAATACCTTCTTCAAATTCTATTACAGGTTTGTTTGCTGGAGGTTCTGTATCTCCAAGTGAAGCGGCTACAAATGTTATTAATGCAATTACTATTGCATCTGCGGGTGATGCAACAGATTTTGGAGATTTAACTAGAGTAGGAAGGTTAGGAGCTGGAGCTTCTGGTTCGCAAGGAGGATTACAATAATGGCATTCCCATCACCATCAGGACCTAATTCATATATCTGGAACTTGAAACAAGTTTACAATGCGAGGTTAGGGAATAACTGGCCAGCAGGACCTTTGACAGGTGATATTGGATTATTTGCTGGTGGTGCAACTCCAACACTAGTTAATACAATTCAATACATAAATATATCAACAACAGGTAATGCAGTTGATTTTGGTGACTTATCTGTTGCGACAAGTGGATTATCTCCGATGAGTAATAGCACTAGAGGATTATTTGCTTGTGGTATGTCTCCAACTGAAACAAATGTAATAGAATTTATTACCATTGCATCAACAGGTAATGCTTCTGATTTTGGTGATGCAACACAATCGAAACAAGTTGCGGCTGGTGCTTCTAATAGTGTGAGAGGTTTAGTTGCGGGTGGAAGAGTTGCAAATAATTTCGATAGCAATGTTATAGATTTTGTAACAATAAATACTTTAGGTAATGCAACAGATTTTGGTGATTTAACTGTTAACAGACAAAATATACCCGGAACTCAATCTCCAACGAGAGCAATATTTGCATCTGGTTATGGATCTCCTGGAGGAGGAACAAACGTTATTGATTATGTAACTATTGCTTCAGCTGGTAATGCTGCTGATTTTGGAGATACCTTAAATCAAATATACAATGCTAGTGCAGCTTCTTCTAATGTTAGAGGTTTAGTTGCTGGAGGTCTATCACCTGAAACAAATGTTATTCAATTTATCACTATTGCCACAACAGGAAATGCTACAGACTTTGGAGATTTAACTGTTGCAAGAGATCCTAACCAGATGGGTACTTCCAATAATATTAGAGCGGTGTTTGGGGGAGGAGCAACTACAAATATTATTGACTTTGTAACCATTGCTACTATTGGTAATGCTACAGATTTTGGAGATTTATTAACAAATCTAAATCAAGGAGCAGCAGTATCTAACTCACACGGTGGTTTAAGTTAACCTTTACATTATCCTAAAAATCCTATAATACTTTCTTGAGAATGAGGAAAGAACTACTACAACTATTCGCAGTACCATTATTAATTACCAAGTATGAAAATGACTTGAGTAAGGAATTGGCATTTGTAGAAAAACTACAATACCAGCCAAATGGTGCAAATGGAAACTTTAGATCCAAAGATTCATTTGTATTTAGAAAAAAACAATTACAAAATATTAAAAAATTCTGTCAAAATTCAATAGACATTTTTACAAAAGAAATAATGCTGGCAAAAGAAAAATTAGTTATCACTCAATCTTGGTGTAATAACAATCCAAAAGGATCCGTGCATCATGAACATATTCATCCAAACTCTATTGTATCAGGTGTATTCTATTTTAGAATAGATAAACATTTACCACCGATTATGTTTTCTAAAACACAATTTGATATGCTTAAATTAAACTTTGAAAAATTTAATAGTGTAAATAGTGAAACATTTTATTTACCATTAGTATCAGGTGAACTTATTTTGTTTCCATCTCATTTAAGACATTCTGTACCAAGAAATACTTCTGATGAAGTTAGGATTAGTTTATCCTTTAATACTTTTGTTACAGAATCTCTGGGTTCAGAGCAATCATTAACTTACTTAAACATGAAGGATATAATAAATGAAAGTCGTTGATTACATATACAAGAAGAACATACTTCCTAAAGAATTCTGTAAGGATGTATTAAAAGAAATTAAAAATAAAGATTGGCAAAAACACCAATGGTACGATCCAAATACAGGATCTATGCAATCGGAGAAAACTAAAGAATTAGATGTATTATCTATTACACAAGAACTACAACAAAAGTTTATTCCTTATATGTTTCAAATTACAAAAGAATATAATGAAAAGTTTGCAATAAAAGAGAATAAAAAAACATCTCAATTGGTTCATAAATTTACCCCTATTAGATTTAATAAGTATTCTAAAGGTACAGTTATGAGAGAACACTATGATCATATTCATTCAATCTTTGATGGTCAGAATAAAGGAATACCGGTTCTATCATATGTAGGTAATTTAAATGAAGATTATACAGGTGGTGATTTAGTAATTTGTGGAAAATCCATGAATCTAAAGACAGGAGATATTTGTATATTTCCTTCATGCTTTCTATATCCTCATGAAGTAACTGAACTTAAAAAAGGTATCAGATATTCGTTTGTCAGCTGGGCTTTCTGATGGTATAGTGTCGGACTATGCCAATAAACAAACTACAATTTAAACCAGGAATAGATAAACAAAATACTCAATACGGAGCAGAAGGTGGTTGGGTTGATTGTGATATGGTTCGTTTTAGATATGGCGTTCCTGAAAAAATAGGTGGATGGCAACCAGCCGTTGGTACTAATTTAATTGGTGCTGCACGAGATATTCACACATATACAGATTTAGCCGGAGACTCATTAGCAATCATAGGTACAGATAGAAAACTATATACTTATTACGATAACAATTTTTATGACATCACACCTCTATCAACAACTATTCCAGCAGTATTTACATTCACATCAGCAACAACCATTGTAAATGTTCTTGCAACATCTAATGGTGCAATCGCTGGAGACTTTGTTACATTTTCAGGAGTTAATGGAGTTAATGTAGTAAACATTACAAGTTCTAACATGGCTCAAGAATTTGAAATTCAAACAATTACTGATGTTAATAATTTTAAAATAGATGTAGCATCTATTGCAACACCAGGAGCAGTTACGACATCTGGTACAGCATCAGGTGCAGCATTTCAAATAAATATAGGAACAGATGCTACAGTTATTGGTAATGGATGGGGTGCAGCAGCATGGGGATTTTCTACTTGGAATACAGCAAGACCAACAGGAGTTATTACTGCTAATCCAAGAATCTGGCAAATAGATAACTTTGGTGAAGATATATTAGCTACAATTGTTGGTGGTAAAACTTTCTTTTTTGATACCTCTGCATTTATTAGTCCAA